AAATTCCTTAACTACTCTGCAAACCAATGTTTTGCGTATTTGTTGCTGTAACTACATTTCCTGTAGACGATAATCTACTTGCAGTAACTTCATTAATAATATCAATATCTGCTACAGTTGCAGAATTAATAAAAATCTCATCTGACTCTGAGCGTATTTCAAATAAACTACCAAACGCTTGTGTTGGTTGCTTTGGAACGATAACAAATGTTACTAGATCTGGTGCTAGTCTATTCATTACATACGTTGCTAATTCTTGGAAATAAAATGTATCTCCAAAATCCCAATTTTCTAAAGCAAAATATTGATTTATTGCTTCTATAGTTCTAGTTTTAAGATCACTATCATTAATTACTTGATCAGGATTTTTAACTATTTTAAACACACACTGTAAATCGCTTGTAGCTTGTTGGCCAAATAGCGGCTTATATTTTACAGGATGATAAATTACTTCATCACTAATGCTTTTTATTTTATTAAGTTCGGCGCCGTAGCTTCTAAATAATTCGTCAGGCGACGGAGGTAATGGTGCTGTTGGAAGTTGATTATCTAAAAATAGTCTATAATTTCTATCATAGTTTTTAGTTAACATATAAACATCAATTAAGTTACTTGCACTTGGATCTATTCTAGCATTATAATCTGCTACATGTACATAATGGAATTTAAGATCGCTTCGACCATTAAACGCTTTATAACCTGTTACAGGTACTAATTCAGGAATACTAGCATCAACTTGTCTAAAATAGTCGCCATCTACAAAATAAATTATTTTACCGTCTACATAAGAACTTAAAGGCTGTAAAGTTTCAAAGTCTGGATTGTCTGCAACAGTTTTTGCTACACTTACCAAACTAATATTTTTCTCTTTGTAATTAATATATCTGTAATCGTCTGTACCAGCTTCTGTTCTATACTTTTCTAAAATAACATATTGATTAGGATTAACAGACTCTGTAAAAATTTGAGGATCATCAATTACGCCATCTTCGTCTTCATCTTTAAAAGTAACTTCTATTTTTGTACTATCTACATAACCTTCTTTGTCTCTATATTCTTGCATAACTTCCCAGTTATAATCTTGAGTATATGATTGAGTTGAAAAAGGTTGTGGATTAATGTTTAAAATTGAAATTTTATCTTTAACTATTCTTCCAGTTCTTGAGTCATAAATTTTATCACTACTATCGTAATAGAATCTTATTTCACTATCGCTTTCAAATACATATCGTAGTCCTCTGTAAGTAATAGTATATGTTTCGCCATTAGTTTCAAATAAAATTAACCAACTAGCATCAATATTTGCATTTGAATTATCGCCAGCAAAGCCATTACTAAACGGACTTACTTGATCAAGATTAGATGCTTTAATAACTCTCCAAGTTTGTGTAGTATCGTCGTATCGTAAACCAAAATTGTTATATGCAAAAATTTGATCTATCATTTCAATCTTAACATCGTCAAGAAGACTATTAGCAAGTCTTGGTCTAACTTCTGCTAGTATTGCTCCTTCTGGTATTTTGTCAGCAAGTGCAATTGGTCCTGTTGTAGTTGATAAGTTTGTTGTTAAACCGTTGCCAGCAACAGCAAGTACCTTAGTCCAAATATATTTTTTAATTCCGTAATAACCAGTTGAAGTTTCATTTACTAAAGTGTTGTCTGATGAAAATATTTTACCTTCAGGTGCAACAAATTTTACAGCAGTTCCTGCTTCAACATAACGAAGTGTGTTAGATGTAAACGAACCAACATTAAAGCCTTGTCCATCAACATCTTCAAAAAATCCTGTATATGTATTAGTATTTTCACTTACAGATTTCCAATATACTCCTAAGTCTAAAGTCAGAATTTGAGTAAACTGATCTAAATAAAAATGTCTTACTCGCCTATTATCTAAAATAGGCTCTAGTCTATTAATAATAACACCTTCAATGTCTGTTTGAGTTTGGAATGTAAAACTTGTTTTATCAGTAGTATATTCTTTGTAAATTATGCCGTCGTTACCATATAAGTTAGTGCTAGAATATTTTCCAGTTGAATCGATTAAATCAAAATATCTTGATATTCCACTAGCAATTCTATTAACACTTTTAACTTTTACAATGTCTTGACTTATTCCTAATGGTGCAACATTATAATCTTCACCTGTAATCATTCTATTCTGTGTATAGTATGTTGCTGGCGCATTTTGTTTAATACTTAAATTGCTTTCACTTGCTGCACTATTAGATACAGAAGTTTGTAAGCTCATTGTTATTGTTAGCTCTTGAACTCTGCCTGATTTGCTTAGATATGGAATTGTTATTGAGATATTTGTTAAAGCAGTAGGAGTAATTACCATTCCTCTGTTTTCGCTTATTCTGTAATATACCCTAAAAGATCCTTTTGGCAAATTTCCAAAAACACCATCTGAAAATATTATATTAATCCTATCATCTATTCTTGTTAGAACGCTATAGATATCTCTAATCTTTTTATTAATACTATTATAGATAACATTATTACCTTCAACTGCCTCTACCTTTGTCCAAAAGTCTGCTTCGTTATTATTTGAATCTAATTTATAAAGCCACACATCTGAATCATTAATATTAGTTGCATCAATAGCAACTGATTGATTTGGAACAGGCTGTGTAATATCAAATTGACCGTTTTCTAAACGACCTTGTCTAAAGTGAGCAAAAAAGCCAGAATTTGAACTACCTGGTCCTTGTGCATCGTCTCTGTAAATAAATGCAAAGTTGTTTCCAGGAATTGGTGGTTCTTCTTGTATATTTCCATCGTCAACGTCTGTTGAAACAATTTCAAAGGATGTACTTCTGCCTTCTACAGGCTTGTCAAAGCTAAAAACCGGTACATCTGTGTTTGTACCATTTACCCTATATTGCTCTGTAATAATACCAGCAACTGTATCTTTTTTATTTGGACGGCCAAACACTCCATTTACAGGAAGAGCTGTATTAAGAACTTTTATAAATTGCTCGTACCAGTTAGTATTTGTACTATCATTCCATAAAATTGTTTGTCCTTGCAAGTTACGACCATTAGAATCAACTACATCTTCAGTTGTACTAACACTTGTAAATTTTAATAGTCCGTTTGCTGCTTGATTTCTACGAGGATTGTAATTAAGCAAACGTGCTAGGCGTAGTACGCTTTCTCTACGCTCTGCAAGTTCAAGGAAGTTTTCTCTAGCATTTAGGTCGATACGGAAAGCAAGGTTTTGGCCAAGGAAAGCAATAAGGTCAATTAGTGCTAGATATTCACTACTTTCGATGTAATCGTTAAAGTCTTCAGGATAGTTAGTCCTAAGGTAATTGATCATTGTTCGACGTAGATTGTCGAAGTCATAAGATTGAAAATCTGCATTACGGAAAGTTTGGTATACTCGTTTCCAATCTTCCGCAACTAGTAATCTATTCTGTCTATCTGTTGCTGACATGTGCTTTCCTCGTTATAATGTATTTATTAAAATTAAAATGTGCGTATATAACTTAGGAAAGTAATCCGTTGTTTTGATCAAACTGTAAACGCATAGTTTCTGCTATGCTGTAATTTAGATAAACTAACACACATTCAATTTGTATTCCGCTTTCGTATTCATCTACTATTACTTGATCAGCTTGTACTCTAGGATCATAATTGATAATATCTTCTACATTTTCAATAATTGCTGCTTTGAGACTTTCTGTTAATGGTTCAAAAATAACGTCCCAAATAATTGTTCCAAATTCTGGTTGTTCTAGTTTTTCACCTTGTCGTATATGAAAATGATTTATAATATCTTGTTTAATAACTGCAATGTCATATAATTTAACACTGTCATTTTCTGGATTAACTGTGCTGATTGAGCGATATGTAGCAGATGACTGTGGCTTTTGTTGACTTTGTGGAGTATCAACAACTACACGCTTATATAAATTTTTCTCTAAAGTGCTCATATCGTATTTACCTTAAACAAGTTGCCCAGATTGTTTAGTGTTTCTTAGTGCTGCTACTAGTTCAGTTGTTGATATTAATGATTTATTTAGACCATCGCCTGAATAGTAACTTTCGCCTGGATTGACCAAACGTTTCGCTCCTTGTGTTCTATTAATAACTGGCATACTTGCCCATTCTTGTGCAATTGATTTAGCCATAGCTGCTTCGGATTTAGTTCCTTTAATAAAATTATTAAGTCCTCGTCTACGCAACGATTCTGTAGCAAGTTTATCTTGGTTTGCAGGACTATACAAATCTGTTAATGCTAATACACCATCGTCTACTAGGCCGCGCAATGTTCTTCTAATATATTGATAACGTCCTGCTGCACTACTTGCAGACCCTGCTGCAACACTTTCATCTTGCCAATCTAATACTTCTTGCACTGTCATTTGTGTAATTGGTTTATAAGGTTGTATTCTTGAACCACTATAGACCGTATTATACCCTGAACTTTCTGCATTACCAATAACATCTAGCAGACTTCCGTATGCACCAACTGCTGAATAATTTGCAGGGGGTGCTGAACCTGTTGAACTACTACCAGTTACTGATGTTGTGCCGCTTTGTGCTGTTGTTGTTCCTGTTGATGCTGCATTACCAGCACCATTTTCAAATCCTGAAGTGTTTAAACTCTTTCTAAATGTATCTGCATTAAATCTCAAAGTTTGACTAGTAATAGGATACACATTTAGAACGTCTGTTTGTTGCGGTTTAAATGATAATGCATCTAAATTTTCATGATGTGGCCAAGGTTCGTGACTTGGCATGCGTTTTACTATAGATGTAACATCTGACGAAACTTCGGTTCCTGGTGTTACTTTAGGAACAATATGCGTATTCAATGGAACTACTGGTGTTGCATCCTCTGCATCTGTTGCTGCTGAACCTGCACTAGACGATCCACTATTTAAATTAATATCCGAACTACCATCTATTTCAACATTGCCTCCGGTTGCATTAATATGAGTTGCACCGCCAGTTGATGTTAAGTATGATGTTTTACCTACTAAATTTAAATTAGTATCAGTATTAATAAACATATCAGTTGCTGATCTAATATGTCCTTGGGCATCTGCTAATACATAAATGTTTGCATTTGTATGATGATGTATATCGCCTTCAACTAATGTTTTTTGATATCCTGTTACTTTTGTTTCTTGATATCCAAAAACTTCAGTTTTCATGTTACGTTCAACAAGTATGTTTGTATCATACTTGCTTTCTATTTGTACGTTTCCGCTTGTGCCGCTTTCGTCTTGTCCGTTAGTTGCTCTTGCACTTGCTCGTATATTAACATTTCTACCGCCTTCAATATTAACATCTCTATCAGCAGTTAAATTAATATCAGCATCACTATGAATACTAATACTATCTGAACCGTAAATATCAATTTTACCGTCACTAGTTAATTCTACCCATGCAGTTCCGCGAGCGTTACCAATGTAAATAAAATCTTCTGAATTATGCATTACAATTTGATGGCCAGTTCTTGTTCTAAAACGCATCAACTCGTTGTGTAAGATTGTGCGATCTCCGCCTTCTTCACCAGCTTCAACATTTACATAATCTGGTGGACCTTCACTTGCATGTGTTTTGCGTACTAAAGAATTATCGCCATCGTCCATTACAAAACTAGACCCGCCGAGTCTATTTACAAAAACACTTTGACTTCCTGGTCCCGATGCTAGTCCTCTCAAAGCACCATCGCGCTTATCAACAG